CGCATTGTCAATCTGATTCAAGAAATCAATTAAAATATTTTTGTTCCTTTTTTTATCTAAAAACAGTTGTTGGTTATAAATTAATTTTTCTTTAATTACATTGTAATCTATGCCTTGTTGACTGATATATTTTACTTGCTCTAATACTTTATCCCATCTTGGTTCATTATAAATTTCAGTATCAAAGTTGTAATCCCAAATTTCATCATAAGTTTCAAAATCTAAAATGTCTTGTAAATTTTTGTGAAACTCAAAATCAGATAAAGATATAAATGGATGGCAGTTTGCTATAGACTTAAATGTTTTTTCTGTAGGGAAAAAACATTGCTTATGTCTATGTATAGGCATTGGTCCACGACTAGTTTCATTGTTAGCAGTACTTTCTGTTACAAGGTTAAAATGCGTAGATAAAAACCAACTCTTCCTGTAGGTATTATCCCAAGTTACACCATCGCCTTTATCCTCAGTGTCGTTTTGTAAACTAACATTTGGATATTTTTCTATCCAATCATTATTACCGCCTCTATTATGAAAACTAAAAATACAATCATTCATTAAGTTGTGTTTTCTAATGTAATCATACACATATCTTCTGCTAGGTTTATTTACACCGTTTAAACATAAAAAAGATTTTTTATCTGTGTCTAAGTGTTCATCAAACTCTGTAAATTTGTTCCACAGTATAAAAGACTGAATCAGAAAAAAAGGAAAAGTGATTACCTTATTGAAATAAGGATGTTCTTTAATTTGTAAATTAGAAATCAGTAAGGTTGTATGAGTATCTATTTTATCAGGCAAATGAAATTTCATTACATTAGATTCATATAAAGCATCAACAAGTAATGGTATTTTGTTTTGCTCAATGTAATCTAAATAATTTTTCCATTCAATCATTTTATCATTAGTCAACCCATTTGCGATAGCATGATAACCTAAGTCTACAAATTTTTTAAAATCGTCTATTGAATCTGGCTCAACTATATTGATATCAGGATCTAGTTGTTTTAATCTGCTAAGACTTGTTCCGCCTATAGATACAAAATTATACATTTGCTACCAAAGTTTTAATAACTTCGACACTAACACTACTTGCTGGTGTAGTATATATTCTGCCGTATGAAAGACTGGTGCCAGTTTCTTCTGATGAAGGCAAGTAAACACTAAGTTCCTCTATAGTTGCTATAGGACCAAATCCTAAAATGTCAACACCTAATTCATAAAATGTTTTAGCATTAAGCAATTCTTTATAAGAGCATTGTTTGTAAACATATCCGTCTGTATTATGTATAAGATTTATAATTTCTTCTGTAACTTCAACTTCTTCAGGTATAATTATGCCTGCTATAAATTCTTCTGATTGTTCACAGTGATCTCTAATGCCGTCTATATCTAGTTGATTGTTTTCACAATGTACAGGTAATGAAATGGTTTGTGTTTGTTCTAGTGCCCTAATTGTTTCTATGTCAGCATTATTAGATGTAATAATACAATCTTTATAAAATTCGCTATGATGTAAATGGGATTCTCGCATGACAAATATTCCACTTAATTTATCTGTGAAGTTATCATACGACTGGCAATCAACGCCAACGTAATTGGAGTATTCTAAAAATTTTTTATTAAATAATTTAAAATGTTCGTGTAATTGATCTTTTATAGATGATTTTATTTGTACCTGGTATATTTGATCTTCATAATTTATTTGTATGTGGTCGTCTATGATTTCTATATTTACACTTGGATTTTTAATTTCATCGCAGGTAACAGCAAAATTATACCATTTAAAAAATGTTTTAAATATTTCATTAGAAACATCATCCAAGTTTATTTTAACAATATCCTCATCAGAAAGATTGTCAGTGATGTCTTCTTTAAAAAGACTAATTAAATTTTGTATAGTTTCTAGATTGAGATGTCTTCCATTCCTGCTGTTCTCAATTTCACTATGTGACCTATCTGCCATTGTTTTGTATCTAATCCCTTCATGATGCCAAGGTATTGATTTCTAAGTAAACTAAATTGGTTTGCGATTGATGTTAAATTTACAACATCATCGTCACCGTCGACATACTTATCAGCATCTCTACTTGTAAGTTGTCTGTTGTAACTTTCTAAGAATTTTCTAAATACCATGCTACGAGTTTTTCTTAACTGAATATTTATGTGTTCAAGAATTGCTTCTATCTCTTGTAATTGGTTAAAACGATGTTCTGTTATACCAGGCAATGCGGCACTATTACGTTCCACATTACCTTTTATATAACATTCTTTTTTGGCTTCTGCTAACTCGGCCTCATAATAATCAATACAATCAATTATATTGCTAAGATTATCCGAAACTTTGTTATACCAGCCTGCCATTAGTAATCCCAGTCGTCCTCTTCTTCTTCATCGTACTCTTCGACTTCAAAATATTCTTCTATTGCTTGTCGTAGATATTTGTCGCATTCATTTATGCCAACTTTATCATACTCCACCATACCGTGTTCATCGAACACTCTAACCAAGGCCGCACATGCGTCCCCTTTTTCTTTTGGATTTACGCATGGTTTCACTGCGTCCCATGTTTCAATAATTAAAGTTAGATCGCCTCTCATTCAATATTTTCCTCATAAACAGATGGGTCTTCCATATCGTCAATATCGATATCATCTTCTTCGACTAAACTAGTTTTTGGATTTTGTCCCCATTCGTCTATAATTACCTGAAGTTTATCTCCAGTCCAGCCTTTTCTGAACTCTTTGATTTCTTCACCTGTAACAGGAGACACATAAGAAAGTTTGTTTCCAACTTTCTCTACTATACCTTTAGATTCTAACATTTCTAACATACCACTGTATGGGTCCATGCCAGTTTCATATGGAATCTTTACTTGTACGCCTTCAAACGGCTTACTGTATCTAGACTTCATTACTTTACATGCGGCTCTTATACCTTGTACCGTAGAAGTCTTATTACCGTCTGCGTCTTCTTTTAGTTTTAGTTTCTTCATTGCTACAACTATGCTAGATGCGTATATAAAGCCTTGTCCGCCACTTATTTTATCATCTGGATCAAACATATCCTGTGATGCGTATGTGTGGTTAGTAGCAACTAAGCCAACTGGGTATGGTGCTAATTGGTTTACTGTATTTCGAACCAATGCTGTAAGAGCCTTAGGCTTACGACCCATGTCACCTTTCATGTCACCTTTTTGGAACTGATCTACATCAGTTGGGGTTAGCAACATACCCAGACTGTCTATCACAAACAACAACTTAGGCATTTCTTCATATTCTAAGTCGCCATAGTTTGCTTTATAGTCTTTCATAAATTCTGATATTGACTTTGCTACATCGTCAATCATTGATACACTAATCTTTAATAGTTTCTCAGGACTGGTATCAACATCTAGTGCCTGTAGCCATTCTTCGTCAAGAGCATTTTCGCTATCAAAAATTACTACTTGACACCCTTGTTGTTGGGCAGACTTTACTAAATTTCCAGCACAGATAAAACTTTTACCTGAGCCCGATTCACCAGCAAACACACTAACTTTTCCTAGTGGTATACCTTTGTTAAAATCACCACTGATCAAATAGTCTAGTGTGTGATTACCTGTACTAATCCAATCTTGTGGATCATGAAAACCAGCACTTATTCCGCTTATGCTTTTTGTAATGCCAGTTCTAAATTTGCTTAAATCAAATGGTTTTTGCATTTTATTCTCCGTATATATTTCTTGCCTGTAATTCTTCTTTCAACTTTGTTGCCCATATTGTGTGACCAGTTTCATTAGCATGGCCACCGCTTAATCCTACACCTCGATCAATATTTGATAGATCAAAAATGTAACCCCAGTAATCTTGCTCCATATAGTTATTAAGATTTATACTATTGTAAAAGTCTCGATCTACTTTATTGGAGCCGTCCCATATTTTGTACACATCATCTTTTTCTAAAGGTGCTGAATTTTTTGTATTACTCATTACGTCAAACATTAAATATGGAATATTAAATCGTTCACATAGTGTTTGGCAACTATACAAAGATCTGTATTTTTGTGCCAATAAATCTTCTGCTGTAACAATTGGTAGTAAGGTTTCAAAAAAGTTTTTATCGAATGCGTCATCTAAAAAAACTGGATTTGACCAGGATGTTAATGTGCTGTACTCATAATCACCGTTCTCATTAATTTTAGTACAATACTCAAATCTACCTAATGTTGTCCAACCTAATATTACTAGTTGTGGGTTTGGTTGTTCACTAACAATATATTCGTATAGTTTTCTTTCGATACGCATATTACTACCACCTGACTTACCGAGATTGACAACATTGTCAAATCCTAATATATCGCCAAGTTTTTTTGGATACGCATAGTATGTATTTTCAATGCTATCCATATCGCCCTCGCGAACTAATTCAGCACCGAATGTATGACTATCGCCTATTGCTAATAATGTTTTCATAAACTACCTAAAAAAGTAGCCTTACCAGTTCTTTGAAGTAAACAGGACCAAGTATTCAAATTCCTAAGTAAGGCTACGGTCCGTCAATTACTGCTGACGGTTTCTAATCATCGCTAAAATATCTTCAGCGGATGCTTTAGAATCAGTAGAAGGAGTAGTTTCGGCAGAAGCACTCGCTTGTTCTACTGGAGCAACTTCAGGAGCCTTTTCAACTGCTGGAGCAGGTGTTTCCACTGCTGGTGCTGTTGTTTCTGCTACTGGAGTCGAACTCTGAGCCGGTGGTGTTGTTGCTTGAACTTGTACTTTAGCAGGAGCCGACATGCCATTAGGCCTAAAGTGATCTCCATACTTATCGTTGTCAAACAACTCACCGTTTACTGAATCTTGGAACATGTTGTAAATCATATCCACTTGTTCAGCAGTTGGTTTCTTAGGTAAAAAGTCTTTTAAATCAAAAAGACCATGTGTTTCAATTGCGGCAAGTTCACTTTCTTCTAGTGATCTTTCTTTCCTTGCCCATTTACTTGTTGAATAGTCAGCATACTGTCCTTTCATAGTCTTTGCTAATCTAAAGTCAGTACCATTTACATAATCTGTTGGAATGTTTTCCATATCTGGGTCCATTAACGCACCTTTAATAATGTTAAAGATTTGCGGTCCGATAATAAACCTACGAATTGGGTTTTCAGGTGTTGTGTCCTCTTGTAGTGGACTTTCAACTACATATCCTTGGAAAATGTAACTTCTCTTTTTCCAGTACTTACGACCCATATCTTCTAGCGAAGCATCTTTGAACCAAGGTCTGATTTCATTATGAACCGGACATTGTTCTCCCCACATTTCCATACAAGGTACTTGTACAGTAGTAGGTTTCATATCGCCACCCTTTATGCCAGGGAACTGTAAACGAATCATTTGTCGTTCAGTCCAAAAGAATGTGTTGTTGGGATCTCCGTCTGGAAGAAATCTCAGTACAGCACTAGTGCCTTCTGATATATTCCAAAATGGATAGATAGCATTGTCGCCACCTGTTGCGTTTGAACCGCCTGGTTTAGAATCCATTGCGGCTAGTTTTGCTCTAATTTCAGCCAATGTTGCCATGTTTTTCTCCTATTTGCCATGTTTGTATAAAATAATCTCTATACATGTTGCCTATTATAATGCCTTTTGAAGTTGAAGTCAACCTCTTTTTTGCCATATTGTAAATTAATTTCTATTAACTTACTAAATTTATTTATGCTTATTGTACAATATTGTCAAGTTTTTTGGTAAAATCGACAAATTCTAAAATCTCATCAGTGTCTTTTGCTATGCTTTCGTTATTAGTTTTAGCAATCAACTTTTTGATATTCATTAGTGAATGCTCATCTAATTTACTACCTTTAAGAATTTTTGTACTACAATTTTCAACAAAGTTTTTAACAACTTTATCATCTATATATTCAGATATTTGTGTTAATTTATGTGCTATTTCAGAACTTTTATTAGGATACTCTACGCCTTCTTCTGCGATAGGCATCTGAATATTAATATTTTCTATCTTGTCTGAAATATATTCGTCCATTTTTTGTTGTACAGATAATAACTTATTAATTGTTGGAAAAGCATTTAATACATTGTTGTCAATATGTTTTTCTACAAATAAATCTGTTAAGTCTGATTCTTCGTTAGTAATTTCTAATGAATTTGTAAAGTCAATTGTTTCAACTGCTTTAGCATAAGTTTTAGCACCACTGAGTTTTTTAAGTGATTGTCTTAGATTTTGTACTGACTCTTTTGCTAATACAACTAAACTATCATTTTCTTCATTTACTAGATTTTTGTTTTCAACATATCTAGCAAACTTTGATAAAGAATCAATATTGTGTACCATTTCGTTTATAGCACTACCAACTGTGTCGTGTACTTCGCCACCATTGTGAACATGTCTAGCCATTGCTCTAGCACCTGCTAAACTTTTATGAGGCAAAGCAAATCTTTCGTCGCCACGTTGAATAAACAGTTTTGAAATTTGTCTGCTTCTAGCACCACGAACTTCCTCATTTACTGGCATACCGTGACGAACAACAATTTTTACAGCCTCTAGTGGTTGATAACTTGTTTTAGCACTACCGTACATTTTACCTAAACTTGCTTCTGTAACTGCTTCTTGCTCTTGTTTCATTTTATTTACTTTTGCTTTATAACTTGAATGCTTACGTTTTATACTTTTGCCAAATATTTTATAATCAAATGAGAACATGTGATTTTGTGCTAACTTTTGAACACCTTTATGGATGCTATCCATTCTTTCGTCTTCAACATGTTTAGACTTACTTAGTTTAAGTTCGTTATTTTCCTTATCAATAGTCACCATTATGTTGGGATCATTGCTGTAAAAACGTACTCCTTCTTCAGGGTCTAGTGTGTCTTCGTCATTAGCATCTGAGATACTTATAGGCACACCCTTACCTTTTAAGAAGTCAAAAATATTATTACCTAAGTCATCTTTGTTTTTCATACTTATATTTATCAAAAAATTCTTATAAAACCCCTATTGGAAGTGGTCCATTAAAATCATCATCGTCATTGACACTTGTTTCTATTTCGTCATATAAAGCATCTTCATATTGTGCTATGTAATTTAT